ACGGCCTCGGCTTTGAGTTTGGCCTCAACGATTTCAAGGGCTGTAGCGTGGGCGAGGACGGCAGATTCTAGCCTTACTGCGGCTGTGACCATTATCAGGACATTTCCACGGACAATCGTAACGGCCTCGGCATTAGCTCTGTCTGTGAGTGTATCAAGAACGGCAAAGTGGGCTAGAACAGTGGGATCGAGTCTGACAGGGGGCGTTACGATAGCGAGGTCAATGGGGAGAACGATAACGACCTCACCCGGCCTTGCTTTAACAGTTACCATTGACAGAACGGTAGAGTGGACTAGAACAATATCTTCAGGACTTTCCGCAACTGCCAGTATTGTCAAGGGATGGGGACAGGCAATAACAACCTCCGCGGGGCTGGCTGTTGGCGTGACGATTGATAGAACAGTTGATTGGATACGAACACTCAGTCCTGGTTTGGGTTTGGGTGTTCTCATTAGTAGGGCACAAGGATACATAGCGACCATTGCTGCTAGTCTTAACGTGACAGCCTCTATAACGAGGGTTGCCGCATTTGTCAGAACAATGTCACCTGCTATGGGCTTGGGGGCCGCTATTTCGCGTCAGGCAGCATGGGCAAGGGAATCGACTGAAGAGTTAGTGTTAGGAGTTTACGTTACTGTAATCTCGGCGATTGTTGATTACTTCCGAGACGTAAACGCTGGGCTGAGTGTGGCTGTCACCATTTCAAGACAGGTAGCTTTTAATCGGACAGTGACGGTTGGGGGTAGTATAGCGGCTGCTATCAGTAGAGCCGTAGCATTTGGGATAGATGCAGCATCCGGCTTGGTTGTGGCTGTTTCGATATCAAGGACAGCAGGATGGATAAGGACTGTTACGGCCGGACTCAAATTAAAGACGGTAATCAGTATATTACAACGATGGTGCAATCCTAAGAGAATTCCCGAGGCTGCGATGGCTCTCAAGGCTGTGGTTCAGTCTCGTTTACCCTGGTGCAAAATGGAGGACAAATGACTGATCTGGAAAAGATACGGCTTAGAATCAACGATAAGACAGAACCCTATCATTTCTCTGACACTGAATTGCAATCCTTTTTGACCGACGAAGGGACAGTAGGGCTAGCCTCGGCTGCTGCGGCGGAAGCTTGGGCTGCGGCCTATGCGCCCAATGCTGCCAGTGAAACCATCGGGGGGTATGCTTACACTCAAAAGGTGGTTGACAACCTTCTAGCCCTTGCTAAGAGGCTCAGGGATGCGGAAGCGAATGAACCGATAATGGAATGGGCCGAGCCTGACTTGATGGGAGTCGAGGAGGATGCAGATTGAGCTTTACATCTCTTTTGATAAACGAGTGCGATATTAAGAGGTTCACGGATACCGGCGCCGATGATTACGGCCAGCCTACTAAGGTATGGGAGACGCTTGTTGGGGGAATAGCGTGTCGTCATGTCTCAGGGAAGGGAACAGAGATCAAAGTCGGACAGGAGGTTGTCTTGGTTTACGATGAACTCTTTATAGGAGACGTGGACGTAACGGAACAGGATAGGATTGTGGTTGACGATTTGACTTATGAAGTCCTTTCAGTAGTCACCCGACAGGACGGGATAAGTAATCACCACAAGCATCTATATTTGGAGATTGTCAAATGAAAATGACCAGCTCGATTGCATTAAATCTTGACGTTCCCCGGGTAACTAGAGAAGTGGAGAACGCTAATAAACAGGCCATGCGGGACACTGTGGTAGCAGTTACCCATGAGGCTGTGCATCAATCTCCCTGGCTGACAGGAAATAATCGGAGATCAATAGCTGGTGAAGTCTCAGGGATGGGAAGCGTAGCTACGGGCGGAGAAGGCAGAGCCGAAAGATTGGTTGACGATTCAAAGATAGAAGGCGCGGTTTATTCAACGTCAGGATATGGGGGGTTTCTGGAAACAGGAACCTCCAAAATGCCAGCGCGACCTTATATCAAACCCGCGATGGACAAGAATTTCACGATAGCTAACTACACTAAACTGGTAAAGGAGAATCTTGAATGAGCTTGCCGGATAGCAACACCATAATCAGAACCTATTTACTAACCCAGGACGTGGCCGATTTGGTCACGAATAGAATCTATTGCCCTCGGGCGCCGGAGAACGCCGACGTGCCGAATATAACATTCTTCACTCGCGGGGGGCGAACCTCTCCGTATATCCCTGATATGCCGATTCCTTCAACACAGATAGATTGCTGGGCTGATGATCCTGTGGAAGCGAGGACGATTTACAGAAGTCTATACGATGCCTTACAGGGTATTCAGAACGTAGCTGTAACCGTTGATAGCACGACTTATTATGTAGTCTCAGCGATAGAGGAGGGGCATGGCCAGGATTTAGTTGATATTGATATCCCGGGAAGATTCCGGGTTTTATCCTTTTGGGAAATAATTGTCAGATAGGAGGGACAAATGGCAAAGACAATAGCAAATGTATTAGTAGGGGAGGCGACGCTGTATGTGAGGCAGCCTAATGATGCCCTGGCTGTATGGTCAACCGATCATGCTTACGCGGGGTCATACGCGGCTAAACTCTACAAGGGGGGTTCTGGTAATGCGGGGAGTACGCACCTTCAGATCACTCCCCCAACAGGGGAGACGCTAGCGAACTGGACAATAGGGGCTGCGGCTAGTGAGTACACATGGTATTACTACCTAGAAGCGACGACTGCTAATTGGGTCCAGGCAGAGTTCCGGTTCGAGGATCCGACAGCAGGAAGCGAGGGATGGGTTGAGATCACCTGCGCTCCTCACCAGAACCATCTAGGAACGGCGGGATGGTTACAATACGATCTAGCCTCTGACCCGGTTGTAGGATTCGGGGGATGGGGAGAAGACGGAATAGGAGACGCCTTCTCCGATTGGGACCTCGGGGATACTGTTAGCTCAGTCGAGGGAACTATTAACGGTCTAGGAACGGTTGATAATTGCAGCGATTGGGTATTGACTCGCGTAAGGTTTGAACTCTGGGAAGCCACACCTGAGAGATCGGCTTGGATTGACTCGGTTGTATTGAACAACGTAGCTTACACAATCGAACCAGGCGGAACGGCCCCGGCGATTTCCTTATCAAGTGCCTTCACCGAAGTAGGATATACCGAGGACGGCGTTTCGATGGAATATGCCGCAGAACAAGCAGACGTGAAAGTACATGAGGAGACTTTCCCGATAGATGTGGCCTTGACCGGGGAATCTTTAAGCGTCACCTGTAACATGGCCGAGGCTTCGTTGACGAATCTTAACAACGCCATGGCCGGTGCTGCATTATCAGGGTCTATAATCACTATCGGAGATGGCACGAACAAGACGATGAATTTGAAGATCGAGGGGACGAACCCTGCGGGTTATTTGAGGGCTATCCATATTCCGAAGGCTTCTGCTGGCGGGACTGTGGGATTTAGCTATAAGAAGGGCGAGAAGACAATCGTTCCTGTGACGTTCAAAGCCCTGAAGGGTGACGAGGACGTTTGCACGATAGTTGACAACGCCGCATAAGGAGGATTATGAGGAATGAAGATCAGATCGTAAGCCAGGAGCCGATCAAGGTTTCCTTTGGTGGGAAGGAATACGAGATAAAACCCCTTGTCATCAAGGAATCCCGGGAATGGCGAAGGAAGTTTGCCGAGATACTAGGAACACTTCCCTTGTTCACGAATACGAACACCCCGGAGAGCTTCCAGAAGATAGTCAATGGCATGTTCATGGACATACCTGACAACGTGGTGGATTTGATATTCGACTATGCCAAAGACTTACCGCGAGAAGAGATAGAGGCTGTTGCTACCGATGCTGAAATGTCGAGGGCATTTGAAAGCATCATTGAGGTGGCCTTCCCTTTATCGCGAGCAATGGTGGGGATGCCGGGGAAACTATCTCAGTAGGGGAATCGTTTGAATTCCTCTTAACCGAGTGGCATCTTCCGCCGGATTATATCGTCAATAACTGGACTGATGAGTTATTACACCTGATGATCGTCTCCCTGGATAAGCGGAAGACCAAAGAGAAGGAAGCCTTACAGCGCCCAGGAGACGAGGAGAAGGTTTCAGACGCACAGCTATTTAGCCAGTTAGGAAATAAAATCAAGGTGAAGAAATGGCAATAAATGTAGGCGATGCTGTAGTCAA